TGCCTGGGCAAGCTGTACCTGGATCTGCTGAAGCTGTGCCTGCTGTTTCTCCATTTCCTCGCTTCTCTTGACCACGCTGATCTCGATCTCGCGGATGATTTCGGCCAGACCAGTCTGCTTGAAGAGCGGCAGAACATCCTGGAGTCTCATCATGCCATTCTTGACCATGTCTGCAGTCATCATCTTGAGTTCCATTACCGACTTCTTGTCGGTAGAACGGTTGGTAATGTGAATTCCCCAGTCAGCGAAAGGGAAATTAACATCATCGAGTCTGAAGATCTGCTGTTGGCGACGGCTGTCGGTGTAATGGCCGACCACTCCGTTCTTGTAGGCGACCCTGGCAGCGTTAGCCAGATCGGTCAGTGCCCGTTCAACGAACTCATCGTGCTCGTTGAAAAGGTATTCAGTCACCATACCTGAATTCTGGATCATCATTTCAGTGGTGGCTTTGCCGTCGAAGTACTCGTTGGCTCCGAGCTGCTGGCGGTTCACACCTACCACACGGCCGGCCACATCCTCCACATGCTGAATCATCTCCAGAATTGCTTTCAGGCCAGCCCCAAGGGTTTCGTCATAAGTAGGGAACTGATTGAAAGTTCGATCCGCACCCTCTTTATTGCGGTCGATAAAAGCCGTGCCGAGCTTTTTGTAATACATGAACAGCTTAATGTTGTCCGCTGGATTCCCGGTTTTGAAATCAGGCAGCTGCGACAAGTCCATGTAAGAACCGCGAACGCCAGACAGGGCGATGAGATTCTCTTTATGAAAATGCAGGATGTCATATAAATCTTGAAGATCTGATGTCTCCTTCATGAGCGAGTACGGCTTGATCTTGCCGTTGTAGGTCAGACCGTTGTAGGTGAGGAACACTTTGGAGGGCTCACTCATGCTTCTTACAGGGTGCTTAACCTTGCCCAGGTCGACATAGATTCCCTGGCTTCCACCGTCACCGATCCTGATTCCACCCCAGAGATCCTGAATGTAACCGAATTTCACCTTGTCCCTGCGTGACTTGGGAAGTTCAATCAGGTCTTCATTGTTGAGTATCTTGATGAATGGCGCGTCTTGCGCGTACTTGTTCTCATTTTTCAGGTAGGCTATTTTCCGGACGCTCTTCCACTCGACGTAGTAAACAGCGAGTTTATGGTTGACAGCGGCGTTGTCGAAAGCCTTGGAATTATCAGCCAGGAGATTGTCTGCATCCTGGGGGGAGTGCATCTTGTAAAACGTGTCCTTGGTATACATATTCAGCCAGCTCTCGATCTTGCGGATCTCGTCCGGCCGCATGCGCTCCCCGAATGTGTCGAGGATCTCCGTGGGGGTCAATAACCGCACCCGGACAGCCCAATCGCACTCATTCACCCATTTTACGGCATTGTCAGAATAGAATAACTCATCGGACTTAAGTACCTCATAGCGAGGATCTTCACCCACTCTGTTTACATAAACCCTGTAAAACTCACGCCCTGTGATGAGCTTATCCAGGGCGTTTTCGCTGAATTTACGGTCCAGACGATGCTTGAGCATATACTGGTTGATGAAGTGCTGCACGCCGATTTCATGCTCGCTCTTGTATTCCGACCGGTAATACTGCTCAAGTTTCTCCAGAGCTTTTTCCAGATCCTCTCCCGTGGCGATGAGCTTCATCACATCGTTGAGGATCTGCTCGGAAACCCCGGCAATCTTGTTTTCAGTGGAATCAGTGTCTTCGGTGTGGGCTGAAAATTCAAACCGGCGTTCCTCAATTTCAGAGTGAATCCGGTTAATCAGCGGGCGGGTGAGAGGAATGTGTTTGAGCTTTCCAGCCGGGAATTCTATCCCGTAAGTCTTGGTCAGGTGTTCAAACTGATCCTCGTTTCTGACGCCGTTGTAAAGGTTGTAGTACTTGTCATTGGTGGTTCTCCACCAGAGAGGCGACATGGAAATACACCAGTCGACATTCTCCATTGCCCAGATTTCGGTCTTCTCGTTTTCCGGAATATTCTGCTTAGGCTTGAAGCCGTAGCCGAACGACCGATCTGAAGTTAGTGGTTGGGTAAGTACCATCTGTGTCGTAATCCTAACAAATATAAATCAATTCGCTACTGAAAAACAAGATTGCCCTTGGCATCGCGTACATATTTCGGAAAATGCACCACAGTGGCAGATTGTGCACGAGCTGCCACCTTGAACATATCGTCGTCAGCCAATACCGCTAAAGCGGCCGCCATGGTCTCGTCATGCTGGTTTTTATCCCTTCCCTCGTAGGTAAAGGAGAGCATGTCCCTGATGAGGGATGTGAAGAAAATCTGGTCAATGTCACTGCGAACATATTGTACGAGACGGGAAATAACGTGGCGTTTCACCTCAGTAGGCATGGAGATTCCATACCGGTTGGTGGACATGGACTGTTTGACTACGGTGGTATCGAGCCTTGGCCGGAGGTAAAGCATGTTCTCAAACCCATTGGAAATGTAGTGCTGCAGGATGCCGATCTTGGTGTACTCGGCAAGCATCTTACAGTTGTAGTACATGTTGAGCTTGATGGTATTCCAGTAGAACTCGCTGGCATCGTCGGTACGCTGGATGAGCTTGGCTACGAATACCCGGGAAGTTTCGCTGGCATTGAAGAACCGTTTGTACACGATATGAGATCCACGGGACTTTTTTCCACGCCGCTCAGTCTCCGACATCTTTGTGTCGTCCTCAGCAACAGCATCAAAGGAGTCACATCCTGAAACGTAGAGGTGATTGATTTTTCCATGAGCCCAGTCTTTCCTGGTCCAGGCTGGATGTTCGAGGATCTCGAATACTCCATTCTCGTCCTGCTCCCATTCCACCCCTATAATCCGGGAGCCATCACGGACCCAGTTCAGGTTTCCACGCTGAACCATTTTCTTCAGTACCGGGGAGCGCTCGATATCAGCAAAGCGCTTCTCCAGAATATCCACCGGGAATACTCCATGTCCCGATACCTGGAAGGCTTCATCCGGGTCAAAGGGAAATTCGCTGGACTCCTGGCGATACAGTTCAGGATTGCTCTTCACCTTCTCACGCTTCTTATCAAGGAACATCTTGGCTCCATTGACATCAGAGATCCCACTCTTCTCGTAGTAACCCCCGAACTTGGTATAGGCAGGATAGAACTTTCCGATCTTCCGTTCTTTGTATTCGTATGCCCGGATGCCGTATTCCTCCGGATTATTGAACATCGTCTTCGCATCGATAGAACCGCCGGAGTCCATCTCACCGCCTGTTCCCAGGTACAGTGGAAAAGTCATGCGGATAGATCCCCGCGTCCAGGAAGCGGCTGTCTTTTTATAACACTCGATCAGTGAGGCAGCTCCCGTCCATGAACCCACCTCATCAAAGACATGGATGTTGGGTCGCGTTCCCCGGGTCTTACCGGCATCGGAGTCATAGACAATTTTCCGGATGAAGCTGGCCGCATCGACATCGGTAAACTGATTGGTCTCCTCGTCCTTTACAGTATATCCTGATTGCTTAAGAGTACCAGTGTCCTTAAGCAATGATCGTTTGAATTCAGGGGTCTGGGAGTTGAGTCCCATTTCGAGCTTCTCCCAGAGCAGGGAAGCAAACTTCTCAGTGGATGCAGAGATGATGCACTCAGACACATCAGCGAATGTGAATTCATGTTCAACAATAGTTGAAGCACTGAATGACTTTCCGAATCCGCGGCCGGTAATGAGCATGATGCCTTCGTTGGTGGTGGTACGGCATTCATGGACTTCGTTGAATAATTCCTGGTCTTCATAGGAAAAGTATGGATGCTCAATCACCACCCGGTTGGTGGCGATGTCGAGCATGTTGATCTTTTTGAAATTGAGGTTGTAATAGTACGCCGGAGAAACGGAAAACCCTCCGTCCACCCATCCATTGACACATCGTTTGTGCTGCTCGTCCCACCACTGGGAATAATCGAGCGAATCAGGATGAAGGTTCGGAGGGAATCTCCCTTCGAAGAAACTCTTCGGCAGGATGCAATCCGGCTGATTGAAGATGGTGATGTGGCTGGTTGTCGAGGTTTTCTTTGCCATGGTATCGGTTGTTGGGGTCTATCGACCCTGTCCTCGGTAAGGCTTCTCGTAGTACCTGCTCGTCTTGTTGATCGAGCTTTTGTGAGCCTTACCTTTTTTCTTCACTCGCTTCTGCTTTGATTTGGTGGTGTTGATTTCAGCCATTATCGTGTGATTGGTTTGCGTTTCGTTGTTCCGTCATAGAGCTTCTGATTGCACCCCTGTAACAGGAGCAGGCAGATCAGGACCAGTGCTACCTTTTTCATTGTGGTAATTTGATGTTTGCTTCCTCGAAATACTTATCCATCGCCGAGAAGTACCGTGCGCGAAGACGCTTGATGTCAAGCTCATCCCACATTTTCTCCAGGGCAACTTTCTCCATACCCATCTGGTTGTCGGCAACCATGGGAAAATTCAGTGCCACGCGGATCTCCGCCATAATGTTCATATACGGCTGGAGCTTCTGCAGGACAGTCTGAGCATCGGCTACCTTGCTGTTGGCAATATTAAGAGTTGCCTGGGCATGAATCATCGCAGACTGAGCTTCGAGATTCTCGGCATTCAAATCCCGTTGCGGGGGTAGGGGAGGCGGAGCGGTTTGCTGAATATTGTAAACCACTTCGAGAGGAGTTGTTCCTTGGTTCTTGTCTTGCATATTAAATTTCGTCTTTGTTTGGTTCACTCATGTCTTCTTCCTGGGGGAGTTCGTCCTTCTTCTTCACTACTCCGGCCTTGACCATTTCAGCACGGCGCTTCTCAAGATAGGACACCGTCTTCTGTCCACGGACAGAATTTGTTGATTGTTGCTTGAGAATTGCGGAACGCAATGACTCCCGCGCCGCGTTGATCTTGGTCATGTCCTGCATCATCTTGTTGATGATCCCAAAATTAGATATGAAATCAGTACCACCACGGACTGCCACCTCCCTGATTTTGATTTCAGTATCTGCAATAACTTTGTTGATTTCATAGATCTTTTTGTCGTAGACCCGAACGGCTGCCATCTCGGCTGTGTCGAACGCGATCTGGTAAGACATGCACGCATTCTCCATGAATTCCTCATCAAACTTACCCGTGAATTTGTGCTCGTATTTTCCAAACAGCTCGCGCTTCACCAGGGCAGCGACATCGGCAGGGTCCACTTTGGCGAACGGTGCGTCCTGGTCTACCTGGGAGACGAGATGAATGTAGGTGAGCAAATCAGTGGCAGTGTTCTTAATTGAAGACTTATCTGCCATCCAGATCTCACGAAGACATTCGAGAGAGAGTGAAACCGGATCGATTATAACCCGGTGGTTTTTCATGGAGAAGCGTAGCATCAGATTGCTGTTTTCAAATACGTTTGAAGGTTGTCATATCTTCCTCCAAGCTGGAGCAGTGCTTCCCGGATCTTATCCAGGTCATTGACCAATGATGACGCACAAGATCTGTCCTCGACGGCAGGCTGGGCCTTCTCAAGAGGAAAACCGTTGAGCTTGTAAGCATAATCGATGATGAGATTATGCTGGGCAAAAAGTCCGGCAATAATCTCCTCGATGTTCTTGATCTGTCCTGAGAGCCGACCTTGGTCAACCCGGGCATCTACTGCTTGTTTTGTTTCTCCGTACATATTTATTTATTTATTTGGTTTCGGCCAATCGAACGTATGGAACCAGCTGGGTCCATAGTATCCCTTCTTCAACTGAATCACACAGGTTTGAATGCGCGAGTAGTTGAAGGTCTTGCGGGGAAGTGCTGTCACGCTAACAAGTCCCCAGTTTTTGTACTTCTCCAGTCTCTTGTCAGAATCAGTGAGGGTGAACCAGGGCATGAGTGCAATTACATCATCAGACATTTCCATGCACTCGTCGAGCATCCAGTATCCCATCTTCATTCCGTACTCCTTCATCGGATCAGGACATCCGAATGTCCACTTGGAAGAGAAAGGAGGATTCATCACAATGCAGTCAAACCGCTTACGACGCATGGTGAAGAAGTTCTTCGGCGCTGTTACTGAACGGCTGGGGGCTACCTCATGAATTGCTCTGACGAGATTACCCTTACCGGATGTTGGTTCGAGAACCGTCTCGGCTCCGTGGGGAATCATGCCGGCCATGTATTCGGCCACCTGGGGAGGTGTCTGAAACATGTGGGAGAAATCTCCTGGCAGGACTTTATCCTGGTAGGCTTTGTTGCGCGGCTTCATATCTGTGCTTTCCTCCGGCGCTGCATCTCTCTCCAGTTGCCTTCCAGATCCTGGGGGAAGAACACAACATGCTTTTCCCCGAGCATCCAGTTGTCCCAGATGTAGACCATGTAGTCTGTGGTTTCCATCTTCTCGTGCTTGACGCTCCAGAAGATTCTCCAGTTGAAAATTTTATCGAACATCAGAATTTGTATTTATCGGTTACGAGTGCAATCTTAATTTCAATCTTCAGTTTTTCTTTGCGGCTAATGTCCACCCTCTTCAAAAAGGCATTGAAGAGCCTCTCCCGCCCTTTAGCCAGAGCGGAGTTGGTTACTTTACGTTCGATGTTTCGCTTTACTTTCACAATAATATTTCACTATTGCCTTTGCTTCATTCCTCATGTATTCCGTCGGGTACATCCCCAGTGGAGCCTGAGTGTTCTTGTCGACATGCTCAATAAAGAGTCTGCCTATTTCGAATCCCTTCTCCTCCATCATCAACGCATACAGTGAGAGCTGGAGGGAATACACCCAGAAGTTCGCAGCCGGAAGGTGTCCGAGCGGAGGCAACAGCCTGGCTTCCATGAATCCTTCCTTCTTGATCTCCTTAGAGGTTTTGTAATCCTTGATATCAACCCTCTTTCCTCTCACCATTACCCAGTCCGCCTGACCGGCAATTCCCCAATCATCGTTGTAGAGTACGAGCTCGGGGTAGAGTCCGTCCGGAACATTGCCGGCGAGCACATCGATCCCCTGTAAGACGGGCACTTCTACAAGCTCCGGTGTGTAGACGATCTTCGCCTTCACCGCGGCCTCCTTCATTTTATGATAGGCCGAACCCTTTGTCAGGGCATCGTTCTTATTATCCTCCCAGGATTCGAGGATTTTCCTCTTCTCTTCAACCACTTCCTTCCGGTAAGGGAAGGATTTGTTCAACCTGGTGGCGGCGACTACATTCTCCCATCCGCCGACATTCTTCTTGTAATCATTCCACTCTCCCTTGCGCTCAAGCACCGCCTTGATTGCCTTGTACGCACTCCAGTAATCGGCCTCGAAGGGAGGCTCGAACTTATGGAGGAGCGTGGTCACAGAGATATACGCCTCACCAGTGTGAGACGTATACCTATGATCCTTCTCTGTGAACGTGACCGGCATTACTCCTGAACGGGTGTTGTGATTTCAAGAGGTTTGCCTGTCTTCAAACAACGCAGTGAGCGATTCACCAGGTCAGCGGCAACAAGTGCCTTGTACTGTGCCAGGCTTACATGCTCAATCTTATTGTTGGAAGCCTGCAGCGCAAGTGCAAGATCCTTCACATCCATCTCCGTTGCGGGAGAGGGAGGCGTAGCCGCAGGAGGAGCCGTCTCCACTTTGGTTTCAGCGGTCGCAGCAGCTGCAGCAGTCTCAGTGGAAGCTGCCGGCTCCTGTACCGGGGGTTGGTCAGGCAATGCCTGATTTTCATTCTCAGTGCTCATATTAATTGGTTTAAATGGTTACTTCTCCTGACCGTACATTCCCTTGCTCACAAAGCCGGTCCACTTTGACTGCAATATTTCCCTTCTCCACCAAGATCCCGTTCACGTTGATGTCCTTGTTACGAACAAGCTCCCGGAAATCTTCCGACGAAATATACACTACGTTATTGGAAGACTTCTCCACTGCCTGAAGAATCTTCATCTTTAACACATCCATTCGATCCATTTTCCATTTCGGGATTAGTAGTTATCACCGGAGGTACTTCCTCCAGTTCTGCCTCTGTAAACTTCGGATACAGGAGAGAATCATGCTCGGGCAGGTGGCGCTCTTCAGTTTTCATAAGCTGAATCGACTTCACCCGCTGGGACACCTCTTCACTCCAGAACAACTTTGGATTCACCGTGTACTCGCCCCTGGATGCCCGGAAGATTATCCCGGCTTCAGAGAGCTCGCGCAGTGCCATATTCATAGTAGACTCGGCATAGACCTTCGGTTTGGAAATACGCTGGAGATCAGCGTTGAACTCCCGGTAAAGATCTTTGCTATAGGTAAACTTGTTGTTCTCGTCGACCCGGGCCATGACCCAGAGGATAAAATCCTTGGAACAATTTGAAGACAGGGAGGCAACGTGAGAGAAAGCGGCGGCATAGAATTGGAAATAATCCATTTCGAGATCGATATATCCTCGCTTTGTTTTCTTGATGACCTCCTGGGTCTCGAAGAAGATTCGCTTACGTCTTGCCATTTTTTTTCGTTGGTTTCTCTGTAATCTCCAAATGAATTCTGGGCTGAAGATGCGGGTTGAGGGAACAGGAGAGCTTGTGACCGCTTTCCATTCCGCACACCGGACATCTGCCAGGAATCGTTTTTCTCTTTCGGTATTTTTTTATACTGTTCATCAATTGCTGATAATATCATTTGTCGGCCAGTCCGCTGAAGAAGTTTCCTGTCGAACGCTGGTGACTCCCTTCTGTGAATGGAGATTGCAAGATGTGTGATACTCCTGATTTGTCGATGAAGCATATTCCTAATTCTGGGTTGTAAATAAATCCTTGCTCTATTCTTTTCGGCTTGGCCCTGGCAACTGCGGTATCTATCCGGAACATGGCAATATCAATTGTCGCCTGAGTCTCTGCGATGTTTTCAACCAGAGAGGGCCTGAGCATTTTCCGGGCAATCGAACACACTGATCTTTTCATAACCCCCCAACCCCATCGTCAAAGTAACTTACTGCCATCGTACCCAGCGGTACCTCGTTCCCCTCTCCATCGATCACGATCTTCTTCTCGTTCAGATACCCGAGACCAGTGTCAATCAGGGTCATGAGAATCTTGTCACAAACCTCCTTGAGATTATCGACGTTCTTCTGGCTATTCATCGGATCGAGATGGATGGTGTGCTTGATCATCTTCTCCTTGGTGAGCTTGTGGCCGACGATAATTACCAGGTACCCTCCATCAACAGAGGAAGAAACAATTGACCCCATCCCGGCAGCTCCCTGGGTCGATGCCCCGATGACTTCGTAATGAAGGGTCGACGCCTCAATGACCTCCTTGAGATCCCTGAAACTGGCGTCCTGAAGTAGTTCATCTGCTATCATGTAGTAAAGATGAATACTACATTGTGATATAGCAAGAGATTGATAGAAATCTTTTTTACGATTTCTCTTGACTTTGTGGTAGGAGTGCCTGAGAGTAAACAGGCTGGAATCGTTAAAGTAATCCTTTAAGGATTGAGAAACTATATCCCCAGTATAGTTAAACTATACCCCCAGTATAGTCTGACTACATTGGGGATATAGTATCTCGGAGGCTAAACCCCTGAATGAGAGGCAGATGAATGAAATTCCCTCTCTCTATTATCCAGTAATGGTACCATTGGGACCAGGAATGGACGAGCCGAAGGCTCCCCTGAGATCAGGGGTAGGGGTTGACACAATATCCGATTTCACAAACTCGATGCAAGTTTGTGAATCAACATGGCACTAAGACACCATTAGTCAGGTATCCATGCCAGCCGCATCCCCTTCCATCCCGGGAATGCAGAATAGAAGGCGTAGCAGTCAGGGTTTCAAAATTGATGGCCCACTTGGGATGTGAGTTCGGTTCGTACATCCCATTGTCAATAGCGATCACCTCCCCGCAGCCAGGACACCGGAAATGAATACCGATTGGCTTGTTGTCAGGATCACCGTGAGCCGAGTACAGGGAATAATCCCCTTCCTTGAAATCGTCCCAGGTATCCCAGTCATGATTAACCCGGGCGAGCTTGTAAGAATGTGTCAGATCAGCCATAGCAGTAGAAGTTGGTTCCTACAATATAATGCTAAAGCGTGACAGGAATTTGCCGTCGCCTCCCAAATTTATTTTTTGCTGTGCATACGCGAGGGGTATACCCAACTCACCGCCCTCCACTCCTTGAGTTTAAATACCATTTATGATCCAAGTTTCAAAACTTCAGTCAGGTGCGCCGAATCCAGGATTCGTGCAAGTACCTGCAACCTCGATCGCTGGCGTGACCGAGGAACCGGCAATTGTTAAAGTGAAAGGTACGCCCACTGCGTGTACGCGCCTTAACTTTAAAGGAGCCGATGGCAATGTGTTCGCAGCTATCGCCAATGTCAACAATTCGTTGGCATGGCTCAAGATGCGTAAACACGGGAACAAGCGATTGGGAGAGCTGATCAAAGACCCGACGGTCATGATCAACTTCCCTGCCAAGGGCACGCTTGGCTCTGAACCTTCACTGGACGCGAAGGGAGTTCAGAGGACGGTTGTGACCACTCGTGGTCCTCAACCTGCGTTCGACGGATTCCTCGACGATGTGACCATCGACGAGTTGCTCGTCAAAGCGTAAGCAAATCGGGGGGCGTTCCCCCCTTTTTTGCCACTACACGGTCATAATACTCCAATCAATGGCCTGTACCGCTCAATTCAGCCACCTCATCCCATCATACGCCACCGTGCGAGTGGGTGAGGTGACTGTTTTATCTTTGGCTAATTCAATAACCCATAACCCATACACCATGAAAGAACTCCTCAATTACCTCTGGAACATGCACACAACTGAGCTCCTGGAGCTCATCGTTGTAATCCTCATCGGCTTTGCCATACCCCTCGCCCTGATGGGCGTGCTGATGTGGTTTAAGATACGCCAATGGCACAAAACCGAGCGCACCCGTAAACCTGACCCCCGCTACAACTACCGCGGAGGCCGATACGAGCTGTAATCATGAAAATCATCATCCTGGTTGCATCCCTGTTCATCTGGACAGGATGCAACAAACAGATCATTGCCCCAGCTTCCACCTTATCCGGAGACTGGCATTACGAAGACCCAATAATCACCCTGGACATCTCGATCGACGATAAGAAGCAGGTAGTCACCGGCTCCTATTCCATCCATCGTGAGGGTGTGGGCCTGTACGAAACCTGTACCATTGCTCCCTTCAAATACGATAAGCCCTTCTACTACCTCGTACTGAAGAGCCAGTCAGGTGATTCACAACTATTCATCACTGACCTGATCATCAACAACAGTTATTCCATGCTGATCACCAATGAGTACCACTATACCCGGTACGGTGTTCAAACAGGACTCTCTGGATTTGGTGTAAGGCGATTCATATCAATCACCCGTAAACCATAGCTGATGCTTGCCATATTCGACATCGACGGCACACTCGCCCACATGGACGACCGCCGCACTCCCTTCGAATGGGACAAAGTCCACCTTGACCGGTTGGATACCGTAATTGCCCGCTTTGTCCGCATGCACTACTACGTTCAAGATACCATCCTCATGGTATCTGGCCGTGATGGGGTCTGCTACGAAGCCACCCGTAATTGGCTCGATCACCACGAACTGCACCGCAACGAACTCTTTATGCGCAAAGCCGGTGACTTTCGTGATGACACCATCATCAAAAAAGAGATCTGGGAGAACCGGATCGTGCCTGCATACTCACCAGATCCAGCATCCACCATCATCTACGACGACCGTGACAAAGTCGTAGCCATGTGGCGCTCGCTTGGTCTGAAAGTATTCCAGGTAGCACCTGGGAATTTTTAGTAAATTCACTTAACCATGAGACCGCAATACACACCCGAAGAACTTGACCGCATCGTGGAAGAGATCTTTGAACGTGAGCATGCCAAGTCTCGACCCAATCACCGGACCCCTGAAGAGGAAGAAGAACTTCGCACACAGCTGCGCAAAGTTGCCTCCTCTCCTCCGCCATCTCCTGATGAGTTGAGCTGGGAACTCCCGTAAGATTCATGTTCTCTCTGCCTTGAACAGCACAGCCTCCCGTCACCTTAGCTTATAGCGATAGCTTAAGCGGGTGATGTTAAATCCATTGGTTAACCCATCCAGAAGTTGGTAATCACCATTGCGGCAGGTATCGCTCATCCAAGGGAATAAGTGTGTCTCGGACAGGGTACTGTACTCCGGATTGGACCGGACAGAGAGAACACCCATTACAACTGTAATCGTGACACTCCACTGAGAGATTACCCCCTCATTGGCGACAACCTTCAGGGCTTACATCCCTGAACAGCCGGCACATTACCTCTGGTCCCCACGCACCTATACTGGTGCGCTCCCACCAGGCAAAAGGTGATGGCCGGCTTTTCTATTGACTATGAGCAACCAACCATCCATGCTTCTCCTGGAACTAATGACCAGGTGGAACGACCATCTCCCTGTGCTCAAGCTCAGTGAGAGCAAGTATCTGGCCGACGTAAAGCACCTCAGTACAATCAACGACCTGATCCAAAAGAAAGGAAAGGAAGAAGGTTTTACTCCTGAGCAGATCTCGGCATTCATCGACACATTTTCAACCATTAACCCAACAAAATCGTGAGAACGTACATCCAAAACTATTTCAATCAGTTCCCAAGCCCTGCACGCGAGCGTCGCATTGGCTTCTGGACAATTGTGTTGCCCACTGTCTTACTGCTGGTACTGGCAACAATGATGAGCTCATGCTCAACTGCCTCCACCTGTACCGGCATCTCAGGACGCCAGTACTACAGCTCCAAAGCTGTTCAGAAACAAGTGAACAGCCAGCCCAACCATAAACTTGCAAAAGTGTATGGAAAGCGGTGAGTGTGTGCGGCTGTACGCCATTGCATCAGTAGGCGGCACATCCAAAGAGAAAAAAGAACTCTCACTATCACTCGAAGCGGGGAAGGTCATATTGAAAGTGACCAACTTCGCTGTCGAGGATAATAAGAGGATCACGCTTGCTGAGGTAGAAATTACCAACAAGCAGGCACTGATGCGCTTTCGTTCTATGCTCGATGTAGCCATAAAAACAATGTCATGACAGTATTCCAAATCATTCTGGTCAACATTCTGGTCAGCTTGTACGGAGCATCAATTATTGGATGCTTCGCAGGCTACGCCATCAATATTCGTTACTCAGAGACTGCAGATTATCTCGGTCATGACCGGTATATGTTCACTGCACTTATTGTCTCACTGGTTCCAGTGCTTAACACCTTTCTCACCATTACCGCCATCCATGAGATGTGGGTAAATCACAAAGCTCCTAAAGAGCATGACTTGGTGATAAGCTGTAAAAACATTGGAACTGTTCCTCAAGGCACCATCGGTACAATTGTTCACATCTATCCGTTCCAGCCAAAGAACGAGCAGATGTACGAAGTCGAATTCATTCTTGAAGACGGCAAGGTTGTCGTCAAAACTGTCAGTAAGTTTCAGATTATTCAACCATAAACCCATCCACTGTGAAATACTCAGTTGTGATCTTCGGGCAGCTCATCACTGCTCCGACCAGGGACGAGATGATCCGGCTCATTGCCGAGCTCACTCTCGACCACGCCACGGCATAGTGCCATGCACTTATAGCCGATTGTTCAGGAGAGCAGTCCACCCGCTGCTCTCCTTTTTACACATAAACCCATTACCTGTGAAAACAATCATTCAAAAAGCCCTGCTCCTCATCCATGATGGGAAGCCGGAAGAAGCTGAACGCGTGCTTGAAGACGCGCTGATTGATCCCCCTACCAGGGGATTTGACCACAATGCCGAGAGTCTGTTTGCAGCCATCGGCTATCCTGAGATGAAAGACAAAGCCATTGATTTCTCCCATGACCTGTTTGAGAAAATGGGGAAAGGAGATCTCAACAGATCCAGGGCATTCGAACAGATCCTTAACAGCTCATACCCTGCTCCCGTACAGCTGGAGATTGCCTTTCATACCGGCAAGCACATTGGAGAGCTGGAAGAAGCCATGAGCATGCGTGCAAGGGGCCACATTAAAGAACTCCCCGAGGAGCTGAAGAAGATGATCGACAGTGTAGCCAAAGATCTGGGGTTATTCGGCCCCAAGAAGGACTAACTTGCATTTTACCCGTCAATTTCCTTACCTTCACTTAATCCAACAAACAATCAACATGAAGAAACTCTTCTTGTTTGCGCTCCTGGCCGTAGCAGCTATGGCACTGAGCACGTTGGGGGGCTACGAAAAGTCTCCGCCTGGTGATCCCGTCCCGTATGCGTATGCTCTCGACAATCACGACATCATGGCAACAGCCATTAGTGTCGATGTCCAGACAGCCAGCGCGGATTACTTTCTCCCCGAGTTCATCATTGAAGAATTCTACCCCATTTCCGCCCCGCTCGTCACTGAGCTCGATGAGCGATGGTGTAGTTCGTCAATTCTGGATGATAGCAATAAAATGACCAAGCCTACGCGAATTAGGAAGAGCATCTTGAATCCTCCTAAGTTGTGTTAAGGCACGGAGAGAACTGATCAACAAACTGAAGTACCAATAGAAGCCTGGTGTCAACTACCAGGCTTCTTCTTTTTACTACCTTTGCATTACCGGGGGTGACCGGCTTTGACAGGATTGTAAGAACAACCAATCAGCAGAGGGAAGCATGCTGTACCTGCTTAAAAATGCACATGCAACAGATTCGACGACTGCAAAGTTGTGCCAATGTTTGCCCAAGGGGCAGGCATGAGCGTAGGTCTCCGTAAGGCGGCCTAATCGTATCCTACCAGTGGGGGTATACACTGGAAACTCGTAAGCGAGAGGAAGAGTGCCCTCAATCCATAACAAAAGGGGAGTAGTTCATGGTAGTTTGTCTACCTGGTGGAGCTGTACCGTAAGCAGCCCAAGCTGTAATAAATTGTTTGTATCGACTTTCTCTGGACCAGGGTTCGATTCCCTGCACCTCCACAACTCCAGCAAGGCGCTGGAGTTTTTGTTATAAACCCTTAAAGATTAACGCAATGAAGACAATGACCATTCACCGCGCACTTGCGGAACTGAAGACCCTGGATGCACGCATCAGTGCAGCCACTCAGGACATCGATCCTATTGGTATCTACCAGAAGGACAAACCCGTGCTGACTTCTCACGGCGCAGTCTATGCAGACCACAAGAAGTTTGAAGAAATGGTTAAGGGCCAGATGGAATCCATCCAGAAGCTCATTGCCAACAAAACCGCCATCAAGCGGGCCATCGTTGAATCCAACAGCATCACCAAGGTGACTGTCGGAGACAAAGAGATGACCGTCGCTGAGGCCATCACCCAGAAGTCGTACATCCAGCTGCGCAAGTCGCTGGTTGAGCGCCTAAACCGGTGCTACCTCAAAAGCCAGGGTAACTACAAGATCTCAACCGAGAAGGTGGAGAAGAACTTGCAGACCCTGTTGGAAGCTTCCTTCGGAAAAGACCAGACCAAGGTCACACCCGAAGATGCTGATGCAATCCGCAAGCCATTCCTGGCAGCCAATGAGTTTCATACCCTTGATCCCATTGACGTCCAAAAGACTGTCAATGAAATGAGCAAGGAGATCGTTACCTTTGAGGCTGACGTTGATGCTTGCCTGAGCGAGTCCAACGCTATCA